CTACCACCATGACACAGACAGGTTTAACGCTGACTGCCAAGCGGTAATTGACGCACTCCGCACAGCGTACAGTGTCTATGGTGATGGTGAGATAACATTAACCTCTACGGCTAAGATAGAGAATCTAAACATATAAACCGGAGAAATAGGATGGACAATCGAATTCAAAGTGTAATGTTAAAAGCGGCAGTCAATGGATTCTACTCTATGCAGAAGACTCGTATAAGGGTAGGCAACAATGTGGTTGCCAACTTCAAGACCAAGATAGGTCAAGAACCAAATAAGTCCGAAGATACCTTAGAAGTTGACGCTAAGTTATTATTGAGTAATCTAAGAGTTAGCTACAAGAAAATTACCGATGGTGTGGTGAGTATGAACCCACGCAAGTTTAAGCAAAACGGGTTGATATCAGAGTACAGTGAGTTCTCATTGATACAGCAGTATTTCGATCTGGTAGAAGCAGAGACCAATGCTCTCAAGCAGATCACATACGCGGTCAAGAAGTTTCCAATCTACAAGACGTTTCTTGAAGATGTTAAGGGGGTTGGCCCAACTATGGCGGCTGTTATCATATCGGGGTTCGACATACACAAGGCTCAGTACGCTAGCTCACTGTGGGCATACGCAGGGTTAGACGTTGTAGGGGATAAGGGTAGGTCTCGTATAAAAGAACACCTTGTAGATCAGACATACATTGATGCTAATGGTGAAGAGCAGACCAAAAAAGGTATCAGCTTCAACCCATTTATAAAGACCAAGCTAGTCGGTGTGTTAGGTTCATCGTTCGTCAAGACCAACGGTGAGTACCGCGAAGTTTATGACAACTACAAGAACCGCATAAAAAACATGCCAGCCCATGCCGAAAAAACCAAGGCACACATAAACAACATGGCGATACGCTATACCGTTAAGCGGTTCCTTGTAGACTTGTATACAGCATGGCGCACGTTGGAAGGTTTACCTGTGGCAGACGAGTACAGCAAAGCCAAATTGGGTATACACCACAAGGTCGCATAACCAAGCGAGTCAGAGATGAAGAGAAAACCATTAGGTAAAAGCGAGTCAACTATGTGGAGAAAACCATCAGTCCGAAGCGAGTCAGATATGTGGAGAAAACCAAAAGGAAGGAGCGAGTCAATGAGGCTTAGAAAACCAATGTGCTAGAGCGAGTCATCGTCCATAAGAAAACCAATTGTGTGGAGCGAGTCATCGGAAATTAGAAAACCAAATAGGTAAAGCGAGTCATCATCCATAAGAAAACCATGTTTATAAAGCGAGTCAAATAAATTGAGAAAACCAAAAATCAAAAGCGAGTCTCTGCGGTAAAGACAACCATTTTACGATAGCGAGTCATCGGAATTTAGAAAACCATTTTCATCAAGCGAGTCACCGGAATTAAGAAAACCAAAAATCAAAAGCGAGTCATCTAAACTTAGAAAACCAGATAATCGAAGCGAGTCAGATAAGGCTAGAAAACCAGCGTAGAGAAGCGAGTCAGACAAGGCTAGAAAACCAGCATAGAAAAGCGAGTCATGCAAAGCTAGAAAACCACTGTGGGAAAGCGAGTCAGCATAAATTAGAAAACCACAACAACAAAGCGAACTAAACATATAGGGGATTACAATGACAAATTATAGAACCGCACCCATAAACGAGAAGTCGGCAGCTAACAAACGGCAAGCCAAAGCCAAGCAGTCTAAAAAGAATATGGTGCAACAGGTTAACGACAAGTGGTTACGTACAAAATTGGGTGTGGCAGACGGTGCTTAGATCCGTCTATAAATGATGCAGTTCTCTCTCCTATTGAGTGTGTTACTTACTGCATAAAATCTAGGAAGCCTAGGGTTTTTTATTTCCTTTGTCCCAATGACTCGACTTGACCCCATCGGGAGGCGAAGCGGGGTTTACAACTTCATATAACGGAGAACTACATTGAGAATAGTAGACAACAAGGCGTTACTGTTACGCCTTCGCAATCCCAGCCAAGTGACTACTGTTATACCAAAGAGTAAAGACTTGGGTGATAACAAGGTATTGGTTAACTGGGACATTGAGGAGACCCACGTATTGCGTAATCTAAACATCAAAGCACCTTCACCTATAGAAGGTAAGTACGAATGGACGGGGGAGTACACACCCTTTAAGCACCAGAAAATTACCTCTTCTTTTCTTACGCTTAACAAAAAAGCGTTTTGCTTTAACGAGCAGGGTACTGGCAAGACCGCCTCTGCTATATGGGCATCAGACTTTTTGCTAAACAAAGGTAGAATAAACCGAGTACTAGTAATCTGCCCACTATCTATTATGGACTCAGCTTGGCGAGACGATTTGTTTAAGTTTGCGATGCACCGAACAGTGGACGTAGCTTATGGAGCGGCGGCTAAGCGTAAGAAGATAATTGAGAACGGTGCTGACTACGTGATAATAAACTATGACGGGCTAGCTATAGTTGAGGAAGCTGTGGCTAACGGAGGCTTCGACTGCATAATCGTTGACGAGGCTACGCATTACAAAAACCCGCAGACAAACCGTTGGAAAACTTTAAACCGCATAATTAAACCTGATACTTGGCTATGGATGATGACAGGCACACCTGCCGCACAAAGTCCCCTAGATGCTTATGGGTTAGCTAAACTAATTAACCCCAATAAAGTACCTAGATTCTTTGGATCATTCCGCGACCAAGTTATGTACAAGGTTACTAACTTTAAATGGGTTGCCAAGGATACGGCTACCGAAGTGGTATACAACGCTCTGCAACCTGCTATCCGATTTACCAAGGACGAGTGCCTAGACCTACCCCCTATGGTATATGTAAAGCGCGAAGTAGAGTTAACACGTCAACAGAAAAAGTATTATAAAGAACTACAAACTAAGATGGTGATGCAAGCGGCAGGGGAGCAGATAACCGCAGTTAACGCCGCTGTCAACATGAACAAACTACTACAGATTTCCAGTGGCGCAGTGTACACCGATGAAGGGGAGGCTCTAGAGTTTGATATCCAGCACAGGTACAAGGTATTACGAGAGGTCATAGACGAGTCTAGTAAGAAGGCGTTAATCTTCGTGCCGTTTAAACATACGATAGACATACTCACTAAGAAGTTACGAGAGGATAAAATATCCACTGAGGTCATACGTGGAGATGTGTCTGCACCTAACCGCACAAAGATATTTAAACAGTTTCAGCAGCAACCCGACCCAAAAGTACTAGTTATACAACCTCAAGCAGCGGCCCACGGTGTCACGTTAACTGCGGCGAATACAGTTGTATGGTGGGGGCCGACAAGTTCGCTGGAAACTTATGCTCAAGCTAACGCCCGTGTACATAGGTCAGGACAGGATCACAAGTGTACGGTTGTACAGCTACAAGGATCTAACGTAGAAAGGCGTGTTTACGCATTACTAGACAACAGAATTGACGTACACACAAAGATGATTGATCTTTACCAAGAAATACTTGACTAGCTTATAGAAGCCTATTAAAGTGTACTCCTTGCTATCTATTGGAGGAAGTGATGAGTACAGATGTGACCCCAGAAAAATTAACAGAGACATACTTGAAGATAAAATCTCGTAGGGCAGAACTATCCGCAGAGTTTAAATCTAAGGATGATCCGTTAGCAGAGCAGTTAGAGAAGGTAAAAGCCGCGCTACTAGCGTACTGCAAAGAGCAAGGTTTAGAGAGTGTAAAGACTTCAGCGGGTTTGTTTTACAGGTCAGTCAAGACTAGGTACTGGACTAGTGATTGGTCTTCTATGTATGAGTTTGTGTTAGAGAATGAAGTGCCAGAGTTCTTTGACAAACGATTAAACCAAGGTAACGTGCGGCAGTTTTTGGAGGAAAACCCCGACCTTGTACCTAAAGGTCTTAACGTAGATTCAGAATACACGATAGCAGTGAGGAAAAAATAATGGATAAGTTAGAATCTTTTGTGCAGATAGAAGCAGTAGCCGAACACTTTGCAGTGTCTGTCTCTACCATAAGATCGTGGATACGTAGTAGGGCTATATCGCACGATGCCTTTATAAAGGTTGGCCCCACATACAGATTTAGGATCACAGACGTAGAGATGTCCCTGCTGTCTAATGGTGCTGAGTGGGATGAGAATGACGATGTGGTAGCCCCCTCCCCCCAGAAAGTAGCCGAACATAAGGTAGCAAGGCACATGGCTAAGAAAGAAGCGGAAGCGGAAGCCGTAGCTACAGATTTTTTTGACGAAGATATCTAGTGTGCGCCGAATTAGCATACGTGATAGTAAATTTTCTATTGTGGTTGGCGGTAAAACGACTATGATGGAAAACCCCTTTAGGGATATAGTTATCGTCGATGCGGCTGTGGTATCACGTTCGTACTACGCTAACGCCTTTGATCCGAACAGATCAGAAGTACCTACGTGTTGGTCAGCAGACACGCAACGACCTTCTATCGATGTCCCTAAAGAGCAAAAGCAAGCCGCCCGTTGCATGGATTGCCCACAGAATATACGTGGGTCAGGGAGTAATCATGGACGTGCTTGTAGGTTTTCACAACGTCTAGCTATAGTTTTTGATGGGCAGTTAGATGAGGTGTACCAACTACAGCTACCTGCTACTTCTATATATGGTAGAGATAGCAATGGGCATATGCCGATGCAAGGCTACGTTAAGTTCTTGTCTAGCAGAGGTGCTGTAGCAACTCGTTTAGTTACGCGAGTGTATTTTGATG